GAATGAAGCACGACCTATGTTAATTCCACCACTAGTTGTGTCAATTGTAGAGTCATCAGTAACGCCAACTCTTATATTGCCGAGAGTCGCTCCAGCAAAAGTGGGATTATCTGCAGTTCCAACGGCCTGACCAATTGCAACTGTCGGCGTTGCGCCTTCACCAGAGTTATTGGAAAGGCTGACACCAGTCCCAGCAACAAGAGATGCTACATAGTTGCCAGTGGTATCTGTGCCAAGGGTAACAGAGTTGGCAGCAATTGTTGTGGTAATTGATGCGTTGGCTGAACCATCGAACAAGGCTGAACCCGTCACATGTCCAGTCAGTTGAATCGTTGCTGGATTATTAATCCAAGCTGATCCATTATATATTAAAAAGTCTCCATTGGCCAAACTACCTAAAGAAACGTCTGTTAAAGAATCAAGATCAGTAGTTATTGCCACTCCACTAACTGCTGCATATATACTTACTCTTACTGCATTTGATGCGGGTGGCGTTTCAAAGTAAACAGTAATAGCATTTAAGGTAGTGGCTTCCCATAAAGTACTAAAGCTTGCATAAGGAGAACTAGTTTCGGTAAAAGAAACTACAACATCTCTGGTTGATAAACCATGTGTAATTGTAAAAGTAGAATCCGTACCATTTCCTATGGTGGAAAAATAAGTGGTTCCCTCTAGGGAAGATGGGCTAACTGCATTTACCCAGTTATATCCATCATATTTAAGTACTTGATTTGGAGTCGCTGATGTTATGACTACGTCTGTTAAATCATCAAGAGCTGCAACAGTAGAAGCAACACCTGGAATATATTTGTTTAAAGCAGAACTATATTTAAGTACGTTTGTGTCAGAAGGGTTTGCTGCATCTATTTCTATTCCATCAAGGATTAATGAAGAAGTTGTTATTCCGGCAAAAGTAACGCTATCGGCCGTACCAACCGATTGACCAATTGCAATAGTTGGGCTAGAGCCCTCACCTGGAGTATGAGTTACCGTAACGCCAGTGCCTGCTGTTACGTCGTTGACATAATTTCCTGTTGTGTCAGTCCCCAACGCAACTGAGTTTGGCTGAATTGTTGCCGTAATTGACGCATCTGCTGAGCCATTAAACGAAACAGAACCAGTAACATCACCAGTCAATGAAATTGTTCTTGAGACAGCAAGAGTTGTTGCAGTATCTGCGTTTCCAGTAACGTTGCCCGTCAACGGTGCGGTGACACCTGCAAAAGTTACAGTAGAATTAGTGCCAACTTCTTGACCTATTGCAATGGTTGGCGTCGCCGTTTCTCCAGAGTTGTTAGTTAGCGTTACTCCAGTTCCAGCAACCAGAGAAGATACATAGTCACCAATTGTATCTGCACCAAGGGCTATAAAGCCCTTTAGTGCCATCGTCCCTGTCTCGTTAGGTATCGTTACTTGGGTAGCCCCCGATATAGATACTGGGGGCTTTATTGATACGGTATTTGCACCAGTACCAAAAAGAATTTTTGACGAGTCAAAATCAGCAACAAGATTTCCAGAGTTATAAAACTCTATGCCGCTGATAGCTATAGATGTTGAATATGTTCCGCCTGAGCCAAAACTTGATACCGTTATGCCGTCTGAGCTTAAAGATGAATTTCTAACTCCGCCAGATATTGGTTCAGATGCAACTATGTTTCCACTATTAGCACGTACGGACTGACCATACTCGTTAACTGTTGAAACCCAGTTAGTTCCATTAAAATACAAAAGAGTTCCTAAAGCACCATTGAATGAAGCATTTGACGAATCAACATCGCCCAAGTCATTTAATGATGCTGATGCTAAACCAGTGGTATGATTGAAAGAAATATTAGGAGTTGAGCCTTCACCAGAATTATTAGTAATACTTATGCCAGTGCCAGCGACTAACGCCTGAACGTAATCACCAGCTGTATCAGTTCCGAGAGCGACTGAGTTTGGTTGAATAGTTGCTGAGATTGAGGCATTTGCTGAGCCATCAAACGAGGCTGAACCCGTTACATCTCCAGTCAGTGAAATGGTTCGTGAAGTAGCAAGTGTCGTAGCAGTGTCAGCGTTGCCGGTAACGTTTCCTGTGACGTTGCCTGTTACGTTACCTGTAAGTGGTGCAGTTACGCCGGCAAAAGTGACGCTAGAAGTGGTGTTGACTGCCTGACCAATTGAGACTGCTGGGCTAGAACCTTCACCTGGGGTGTGCGTAACCGTAACACCAGTACCTGCAGTTATATCAGAAACATAATTTCCAACAGTATGTAGTCCTAAAATAATAGAATTTTCTAGAATTGAATTTAAATCAAGATACGTTGTTCCATCATTTGTAAATTGCCATTTATTGTCAAGCTCGTTCCACCTAATTAATACATTAGGTTCTGAGCCCCTTTCAACCTCTATGCCAGAATTTAAAACTGGGGCTCCAGTATAATTAGAGTTTAAAACAAGAATATTATCTTCTATTAATACCTGGGCTACGTTAAGGCTAACTGTATCACCTTGTATAACTAGATCACCAGCTACAGTCAAGTCTGCATCAATTAAAACTTCATCATCAGTACTTATATTAGCTATATCATCTCTTAGCCAAGACCATGTAGTGGCTACAAGATCGCCATTGTCATTCTTGTAATAGACAACGCCATTTACGGGGTCTAAAGCAACTTGGCCTTGTGTTATATTAGGAGGTGCTGGCAATGGCATTAACTAATCCTTATTCTGCTTTAGAAGCTTTCTTGTCAACTCTATTAAAAACCTGATTAATTTCTGTTGTGGATAATTTACCGTCATCTAAGAAAGCTCTTGACAAGCCCTCTACTACGGTTGCAACTCCTGCCATTCCGCGCCATGAAGCAAGCTTTCCATAGGGAAACTCCAGCTATGGCACCGGCACCTATGACGCTTAATCCTGACGCAGCAAAAGTTGCTATAATCCTTAACAAAATATTAATAGTTGTTTTCACTTTCCCTCCTATAGTAATGAATTATTGTTATTCTTGTTTCTTTTAAACATAGTCATTTATTTTTTGACTCTAAAAATTAATTTTCCCCTCACTCATCGTTTTTAAGCATTGCGTTTATGTAATGCACTACAAAAGCAGTGCTGGTCGCTATTAACGTTATTTTTCTTGTTTCTCCAGAAAGAGTCGCGAAAACAACAACACTACCCGAAATAGTAAACGCTAGTGCTGCAGTTTCTTTTGAGAATTTTTTAATAAATCCCCAAGGACTGAATTTTCTGTTCATTGTTCCCTCCTGATATTTAAATATACTATTTCTAGTAAAGGTATTTTCTTCTTCGTCCCCTTCTGGACCCTCTATTTCAACTTCCTCTTCTCCTTCTTCCTCTGGCTCATCTTCTTTTCTGGCAGCATTGTTTGTGTTTGTGTTTGATCCACCAGATCCGCCACCCTCAGATGGAGATGGGCCACGAGAAGAAGGTCCTCCAGAACTACTAGTTGCGGCTCCGACTGTCACTGTTGAAAGAACAGTAGTAGCAGCTATCAAGCTTCTTCTAGTGCCAACGTCAATACTGGAACCAACTGGCACATAATCATCAAATCCATCCGCATAGATATTTATTTCTTCTTCAAAAGATTCTTTAACTTCTACTGAGGCATTTTGAACTGCATCAGTGATTGCAGACTTTTGTTCATCTGTTATTTCTTCCGTATCAATTGCATCAAAGATTTCAGCTGCTTGTTCAGCGGTAACCGATTCTAGAACTTCTGGTGAAGTAGCAAGTTCGGTAGCCACTTCTGGATCTAGCTTTTCTGCTTCAATAAGAGCATCAACTAACTCAACGACTTGCTCTACTGTTGCATCTCCGCTAGTTAAAAGGTCTACCAGTTGATTGGTTACTTCGTCAGTGATTTCAATATCACCAGATGTAATTCCATCCAAGACAGCATCAACCTCTTCTGGTGTAACTTCTCCATCTAAAACTTCACCTAAATTATCAGCGGTAACCTGAACAGTTTCTTCATTTGGCGTTTCTGGATCAGGTTCTGGTACTGTAGTTTGATCTTCTGGTTGAACCTCAGTTGTTGTCGTTGTATCTAGCTCTTGTTCTGGCTCTGTGGTGGTTGTTATTTCAGGTTCAGTGGTAGTCGTAGTTCCAGTGGGTGGTGATTCTGGAACTGTAGTGGTTGTTTCAGGAACAGTTGTGGTGGTTGTTTCAGGAACAGTTGTGGTGGTTGTTTCAGGAACAGTTGTGGTGGTTGTTTCAGGAACAGTTGTGGTGGTTGTTACAGGAACAGTTGTGGTGGTAGTTGTAGTGGTTGTAGTGGTTGTCGTTGTTGTAGTAGTTGTCGTTGTAGTAGTAGTGGTAGTAGTAGGCGGAGTAGGGTCAATCACCACAGCATCAACAGTTGCCTGGGGTCCGTACATACAGGACCCAGCACCCTCTCCGACGCATGGGGCTGTCCCTGCCTGAATCTTAAATCTCACTGGTCCGTATCCAGTTGTTCCAGGCCACATCCATGGGCCGAGGCTGTATGAAGTGTTTGCGGCATATGTCCACACTCCCCAACCACCAGCTTCTACCCCATCAACGAG